TCCGTCTTGAAAATGAGCGACAGAATGAAACTCAAGGAGCTGTTTTAAAAACAACGGAAACCAAACTTGAAAGCGATAAGATTGTTTTTGATTCTGAATCATTCTTAAATAAAGCAGAGGATAAATATAACAAAGATAAAATTGCAAGATTAGAAGCTGAGGCATTGGCACAAGAAGAACTGTATTATCTCTCACAAGATTTAGGCAATGCAGTTGTTTCTTTATTAGGAGAGCAGACGGCAGTAGGAAAAGCGGTTGCACTTGCTCAAATAGCAGCAGATACAGCAAGAGCATTGTCTGGGGCTTTAGCAAATGCGAACAGCCCAACACCTGACAACGTGGCAACAGGTGGACTTGCTGGTATTGGTAAATATTTAGTTTTAGCCACTAACATTTTAACCAACGCAAAAAGAGCATACGATATTATTAAAGCACCTGCACCATCTGTATCAGGTTCATCAGGAACAGCAACAGCACCGACAGGATTTCAAGCTCCAAATGTAAGACTTCCAAGAACAGAGCAATTCACAGGGCAACAGAGAATTTATGTGACGGAGTATGACATCAGCAACACCCAAGAAAAGGTCAGAGTCACAGAGGATGTGTCAATCGTAAAGTAAACCAATAAACTAAAAAAATTAATTATATAAAATGGATAAACTACCAGTATACAAGTTAGTCATCAATGACGAGGATGAAACAGGGGTAAACTTTGTTAGCCTTGTAACCAATCCAGCCATTGAGAGAGATTTTCAATACTTCAACCAAGACTTTGTGAACCCACGAGGCGGAGAGTCTGAGAATGATTTTATCAGCCGATGTGTTAAAGTGGTAACAGGTGAAGGATATGATCAAGACCAGGCAGTCGCTATCTGCAACAATTATTGGAAAGGTGAGAAGTTCTTTGATGATTATCCAAAGGCAGCAAGTCAAAACGCTCAACGTGGAATTAACCTAAACGAGAAGCTCGGAAACGATTGTGCGACCTTAGTAGGAAAGAACAGAGCAAGGCAATTAGTAGGTAGAGAAAACCTATCTCTTGAAACGATTAAACGCACTTACTCTTATTTAAGCAGAGCTCAGGAATACTACAACCCAAGCGATACAGAAGCCTGTGGTACTATCTCTTATTTGCTATGGGGAGGCGATGAAATGCTTAGATACACAGAGCGAAAGCTTGAGGAATTGGAATTGAGCAAGGCTAAAAAGAAACAAAAGTATGATGTTGACGTTTCAACCTTACCTGGTTACATCACTGAGGACTTGCCATTGTTTAACACCAAAGAGGAAGCTGAAGCATACGCTGAGAAGATAGGTTGCACAGGATCACATCAAATGGGTGACAAGTGGATGCCATGTTCAGCAGAGGAAGCACATACAGACATTGAAACTCCGTTAAAAGCACACAGCCATCAGATTGGTTTTGCTATTCAAGACGAGGAGAAAAGAATCATCACCGGTATGGCAATGGAAGCAGAGAAAAGGATTTACAGATACGATGCGGCACGAGGTGAATACTATGTTTACTTTGATGCTGACACCATCTTCCAAATCGCCAAGAAGTGGGCAAAGTCTGACCTGTATGATTCCGTGAATATCCACCACGAAAAGGAAACAAAAGGGCTTTCCTTATTTGAGTCTTACATTGTTGATCGTGAACGTGGCAAATACCCACCAAAAGGCTATGATGAGGTAGCAGATGGTTCTTGGTTCTTATCTTATATAGTTAACGATGATGACATTTGGGCAAGGGTAAAAGACGGAGAGTTTAAAGGCTTCTCAGTTGAGGGCTTTTTTGACTTTGATGTTAACGAAGAAGAAAGACAACTTAACGCAATTTACAACGCTGTTAAGAAGGCTGTCGAGAAATGGGATGGTAAAAACTGAGCCACTTATTTTAAAACCTTAAATATATATAGATGAATTCAAAAGAAGTATTGACCGAAATCCGCGGACTTCTATTTGGTGAAGAAGAAAAGAAAGAAGTTGAAATGGCAACTGCAACCCTTGTTGACGGTACTATCGTTGAGTGGGAAGGTGAGTTAGCTGTTGGAACTGAAATCTTTGTGCAAACTGGTGAGGGTCTTATCCCTGCACCTGATGCTGTTCACGAAGTAGAGGGCGGAATGCTCGTAACCACCGAAGGCGGTGTTGTTACTGAGATTGTAGAACCAGCCCAAGAAGTTGAGGAAGTAGCTGCTGAAGAAGCACCTGCTGAGTTCGCTTCACTTGAGGCTTTCAATTCTTTAGTTACTCGTTTTGAGGAAGCAGTTGAAAAACTTAATTCTTTAGATGAGAAACTAAACACTAACGAGAGTGCCTTTAACTCTATGAAAGAGGCATTCGGTAAAACTGTTGACTTGGTAGAAAAGGTTGCTGACCTTCCAAGTGAAGAACCAACTAAAGCTCCAGCAAAGTTGTCAAAGAAAGAGGAGCAATTCGCAAACATTGTAAAAATCGCAAAAACACTAAAAAAATAAAATAATCATGGCATTTAATGTAACTGGTTTGACCGACTATACCAACGAGCAAAGCACCGAGTTGGTAGTAAAGAGTTTATTTGGCTCAAAGACTGCTGCTGTACTACAAGCGGCTGGTCAGGTGCAAGTAGGTGTAAAGTCTGCTGAGGCTTTGAACATCTTAACTTCTGACGTATTTTTCCAAGCTGATGGCTGTGGGTACAACGCTTCAGGAAACACAACTTTCTCTCAGAGAGATATCACAGTAGGAAAGATTAAGGTAGAGGAAACTCTTTGCCCTAAGACTTTAGAAGCTAAGTGGATGCAGACTCAAATCGCTCCAGGTTCTCCTGAGGCTGTTCCATTTGAGGAGCAAATCGGTAACGAGAAAGCATCTCGTATCGCTAAGTTGTTAGAAGTAGCAATGTGGCAAGGTAACACTGCAACAAGTAACACTAATCCTAACACAAATCGTTTTGATGGTTTCAACAAGATCATTGATGCGGCTTCTGCTTCTACTATCGCAGGAAACACTTCAAGTGCAACTGCAATCACTACTTCAAACATCGAAAGTTTGATTGATGACATTTACAACGCTCTACCTGCTGACATCGCTGATGCTGATGACTTAGTAGTATTCGCTGGTATCGACACTTTCAAGAAGTACACAACTGCACTTCGTGATTCTAACTTGTTCCACTACGCTGTTGATGCTGAGGGAATGGAAATCATGATTCCAGGAACTAACATCAAATTGATCGGTGTTGGTGGACTAAGCGGAACAAACAGAATGTTCGCAGGTCGTTTGTCTAACTTCTTTGTGGGTACTGACCTTGCAAATGAGGAGGAGGAGTACAGATTCTGGTACTCTCAAGATAACGACGAGGTAAGATTCCGTGCAACCATGAAGTATGGTGTACAGATCGCTTTCCCTGATCAATTAGTTCAATTCACTTTAGCTTAAAGGAGGTAACCAATGGCTTGTAATCTAACACAAGGATTTACACTTGACTGCAAGGATGCCGTTGGTGGAATCAAGAGCATTCATTTAATCGACTGGGCTTCTACTGGTTTCACTGTAAGCGGTGGCGAGGTAACGGCTACAACAGTTGCTTCAGGGGATGTTTACACCTATGAGCTTCCGAAGGGCGTGGGTAGCATGACTACCACTACAAATGTTTCACAAGAGAACGGAACAGTTTTCAACCAATCTGATATCGTGGCTCGTTTGCGTAAGTTGTCAACAACAAAGCGTAATGAGTTGAAGCTCCTTGCTCAGAATCGTGTATTCTGCATAGTGAAGGACAACAATGATAACTATTGGTTAGCCGGTAACGAATACGGATGCGACATCACTGCAATGACTTCTGAGTCAGGTACTGCAATGGGTGACGTTCAAGGCTACAATTTCACTTTAAGTGCGATTGAGGCTGAATCTCCATACTTGGTACAGGCTGCTGTTGCAACTACGTTGGGAATCTAATTTCTTGTTTTCATAGTTTCTAATAGGGGAGGGCTTCGGCTCTCCTCTTTTTTTTACGCCAAAATCCGTTTTTTCTTAATTATATATAGATGCTGCAACTAAATAAAGCGGAAACAAAGTTCTGGTACTTAACTCTTGGGGAGAAAACAACGATTCTCAACCCTTACTATTTGTTTTCCTTAAAGCATAGATTGACGGCTGTCACTTACAATTTCATTCTTACTGATTCATCTTCCTACACTGATAGGTACAACAAGTTTGAAATCACAGAGGGAACTACTATCACCTTAGATGCAGGGGAATATGAATACAAAATATACGCCCAAACATCTGACACGAACACAGATCCTGCTCTTGCTAATGAGTTAGTAGAGAGAGGAATTGTCAAGGTTGATTTTGATCCAACGGCAGCGACACAATACACCGTTGAACTGAATGAGAAAATATACGAAATTGAAGCACCTGAGGCAATCGCTTACTTGTTATTGGAAAGCGGTGACTTCCTACTTCAAGAAGATAACACAAGCAAAATATTATTATAGATGGCTGATAAAAAAATAAGTGCATTAGACGCAATTGTTTCGGTAGATGACGCTGATGTCCTGCCGATTGTTGACACGAGCGTTGCAACGACAAAGAAAGTAAACGTGAGTCAAATAAAGGCTCTCGCACCTGTGCAAAGCGTAGCAGGTAAAACTGGAACTGTTACCCTTGCCAAAGGGGATGTTGGACTCTCTAATGTTGATAATACTGCTGATGCTGATAAACCTGTTTCGTCTGCTACTCAGACCGCCTTGAATGCTAAACAAGACACTTTAGTAAGTGGAACTAATATAAAGACTGTAAACTCTACTTCTCTACTTGGAAGCGGTAACATTGAAATATCTTCATCAGTTGCTTGGGGAGGCATTACAGGCACGTTATCAAGTCAAACCGATTTGCAGTCAGAACTTGACGGCAAAGAGGACACCATCACAGGAGCAGCGACAACCATCACAGGAACTGATTTAACGGCTTCCAGAGCGTTGACATCAAGTGCAACGGGTAAGGTTGAAGTTTCTGCTGTTACTTCCACAGAGTTGGGATATCTTGACGGGGTAACTTCTGCTATTCAAACGCAAATTGACGGCAAACAAGCAACTATCACGGGAGCGGCTACAACAATAGACGATGCAGACCTAACGGCTTCAAGAGCGTTGGTTTCTGATGGTAGCGGAAAGGTTGCAGTAAGCGATGTTACCTCAACAGAATTAGGTTATTTGGATGGGGTGACCAGTGCGGTTCAAACTCAAGTAGATTCAAAGACTCCAAAATTAATTAGTTTAAACGCTCAAACAGGAACGACTTATACATTGGTTTTAGGTGATGCTGATAAGTTGGTTGAGATGAATAATGCGGCTGCTAACACTTTGACTGTTCCGCCTAATTCAAGTGTAGCATTTAGTACGGGAACGCAAATAATTGTGGTGCAAAAAGGAGCAGGAACAACCACTATTGCGGCAGGTTCTGGCGTTACTTTGTTATCTAAAGATTCAGCGTTGGGAATAGGCGGTCAATATGGTGCGGCTACTTGTATAAAGATAGCGACTGATACATGGTACGTTATTGGTGATTTAGCATAATGATAAGAGCAACGATAGGCATATTTTCTCAAGGTGGTGTTTCGGTTGATACAGATTATCAAGCCGTTTTAGATTATGCAACAACACAAGGTTATACACTACCGAGTGCAGGACAACAGGCTTTGCAAAATCAGTTAGTCGTTGATTTAAAAGATGCGGGTATCTGGAGTAAACTTGACACATTTGGCGTTTTTGCAACGGATGGCGATAGTGACTTTGCTTTAATTGATTGGAAAAGGGTCAGCGATTATACTGCGGTAAATAGTCCAACATTCACAACCAATGAAGGCTTTATAGGTAATGGAACAAGTGCATACATAGACACAAATAACTCGCTTGATTCAGGAAGTAATTTTGACCCTTCAACAAGCACAGGCTCCTTTGGTGGTTGGAAATATGCACAAGGTGCAGGTGCTGTTTTTATGGGTGGAGATCGTGCAGAAAACAGAATTAGAACAGGGACAGGGTATTTAATGGGGGCAAGTATTTCGAGCATGGGATCAAGTTTAGGATTTTATCATGTTAATAGTGATGGAACAAATGGAGTTTTTTACATAAATGGCACGTCATTCAGAACTTGGACTCCTGGTTCTGATACGGATGCTTTTAATTTTACGGGATTAAAGGACACTCAAATTTATTCTGCTGATACTATGTCCATGATTTTTAGCGGTGGAGATATCTCCACCGAACAAAGTGATTTTTATACGGCAGTTAATTCTTATATGACAAGCATATGATAGTATTGCACCCTAACACAGAACAATATAACGCTTTAGACGGTTATCGCAACGGCAACTCAATTTTAAAGTTTGTCAAAGACGGAAGTGATAAATGGATAGTTGGCTTACAAGTTTTAAACGACCCTAACTTTTCAGCCATCCACGACCAACTTGAGCAATTAGAACGAATTGAATATATACCAATACCAGACCCTGAAGAACTATGAAACCTGTAGTTAAGAACCTTAGAGATATTTTGCTTTATTCGGATTCATACCTATTCGAGTTATTCGTGGGGGCTTTACACTTCTTTATTTTGCCGTTAGCAATCCTTGAGATAGGTTGGTTATTAGACGTGCAGATATTAGGGGTGTTGATTGGAGGCTTTCAGTTGTACTCGGTAGGAATGAAAGATATGAAGTGCAGATACTACGCTTGTTTAGCTGCTTTCATTTTGGCGATGATAACCGTTGTTCATTACGCTTTGGTAGGTATGATGGCGGGTTCACAATTAGGTTGGGCATTGGTAACCTTGATGGCATTTATTAATTTATACAGAACATTTAACGAAAAACTTCATCGTGGAGTGGTTAAGTAATTATAGCATGGATAGTATAGCAAGTATATTGATAGCAATCGTCGGAGTTCTTGGAGGAGCTGGGGCTTGGCAGTATTATGCAAAGAAATTAGAGTTGAAACACCAAAGCAATAAAAGTCAATTTAAGGATAACAACCTTTTCCGAGATCAAATACTAAACGAGGTAGACAGACTTAAACAAGAACTTCAAACGGCACAAGCCACCGTTATATCATTAACGGGTGAGGTGTCAACATTGAGGGAAAGGGTTAAGAATTTAGAAAAAGAAAACGAAAGGCTGAAAAATGTTTGAGAGGATTTTTAAAAACACCAAAACTACCACACTCGGCATTCTGTTGATAGTAGGGGCGTTGCTACTTGTTGGATTCAACAAGGCAACACTAACCGAAGCAGGGGCATTTATCGTCGCTGGTGTTGGTTCTATATTTGCAAAAGATAAAAAAGATGGAAAATAACTTCATACGGATCAACTTTGCGGAAAGCAAGATTCCCATTTTCAAGGAAAACAAAGCAAAAGGCTTCTTGACTTATGGGCAGGATAACGCTTACCCTCAGATGTTGATTGACTTGTTTAACAGCTCACCCAAACACGGTGCGATTGTTACTCAGAAAGCAGACTTTATAGCCGGTGATAAAACCGAGATAATCGCATACAACACAGAGGACATAGCAAAAGCAAACGATGCTCTTGATTCAATTAATGCTTATGAGGACTTTGACAGTCTTAAAAACAAAATTGCTCAGGATTTAGAGTTGTTTGATGGGTTCGCTCTTGAAATCATTTGGAACAAAGCCAAGACTAAAATAGCTGAGATTTATCACTTGCCTTTTCAGAATGTACGTCACTCGTTAGATGGTCACTATCTATATGCTGAGGATTGGAGCGATAGAAAGGTCAAGCCTGAACATTATTACCCTTGGAATCCAAATACGAGAGAATCTAAACAAGTGTATTATTTCAAGATGTACAAAGCAGGATGCGGAGAATATCCAACAGCACCATACCAATCAGCTCTTAAGTACATCGAGATAGACACAGAGATTGCAAACTTTCATCTTAACTCAATCAAGTCAGGCTTTTCGGCTCAGACGCTTTTACAATTGTTTAAAGGCATTCCATCACCTGAAGAAGCTCGTCAGACAATTAGAAGATTTAAAGACAACTTTAGCGGAACAGATAACGCTGGAAGTATTATCATTCAGTTTAACGATCCCAACGAAACTCCTTCAGTAGTTAACAATCTTGCACCTTCAGACTTTGACAAGCAGTTTGACATTCTGAACAACACAGTTCAAGAGGAGATTTTGATGAGTCACAGAGTTACTTCTCCGATGCTTTTCGGTATTAAGACAGAGGGGCAACTTGGAGGGCGTAACGAGTTGATTGAAGCGTTTGAGGCGTTTCAAACTTCCTACATTGAGCCACGTCAGAATCAGATGGATAGGGCTTTGAGTTCTATCTTCAAATACATATCACCTGTAAAGCTTAAAACTAAGAACAAGCCACCGATAGGACTTGACTACGTTGAACTATTTGAGAAAGGCATCATTGACAGAGATGAGGCTCGTATTGAGTTAGGAATGTCAGCAACAACAGCAATGTCTGAACAAGTAAAATGTGAGAGCTGTGATAATCCTTTCGGATGGGATGATGACAAAGATTTAAAAGTCTTTGCTGAGTTCGGTGAAGATGCTGACAATTTTGAGTCTGTACCTTTGGAGTTCGGAGATGCTCTACAAGCGATGATTTTGCAGTGGTTGTACTCTAACGAGGGTATCACCTTAGAAACACTCTCAAACAACATTCAGAAGCCTGTGGAGGAGATAATGAGAGAAGTTGATGATATGGCACAGAGGGGCTTGATTGAATCTGTTGACGATGGTTTCAGAATTACACCTGAAGGAACAACCACTCTTGAAAATAGCAATGTAGGAACAGAGATTGTGACTCGTTATACTTACGAGAAAGCTCCAGGTATAAGCGGAGGCGATTTGTTGCCTACATCAAGAGATTTCTGTCAGAGGATGATCAGACTCAACCGAGTTTACACAAGGGAAGAAATAGACCAAATTTCTGTGATACTTGCAAGGGAGTACAATGATCCTGGTTATTCAGCATGGAAAAGACGGGGTGGATGGATGACCATCAAAGGCACAACGACTCACGTTCCATATTGCAGACACATTTGGCAACCACAACTACTAAGAAGAAGAATCAATGGCTAACTTTGTATATTTTGTATCCGTTACCTACTTAAAGGATAACACACCAATCAACGAGAACTTAGACGATAAGCTTCTCAAGGCAGCGATTAAAGAGGCTCAGGAGATTTACATTCGTGATGTGATCGGGTCGGGTATATACGATGAGCTGCAAGATCAGGCTTATAACGGTACACTAACAAGCGATAACACCACTTTACTTGATAGTTACATTGCACCGTGTTTGAAGTATTACAGCCTGACCGAGTCGATGCTTCCGATGACCTTTAAGTTTATGAATAAGTCAGTAGCATCTCGTAACTCTGAAAACGCAACACCTATCACAACAGGCGAATTGACACAGATTGAGCAGAGGTACAGAGATAAGGCTGAGTATTATGCAGAAAGGTTGCGTGATTTCCTCAAAGAGAATCCAACTATCTATCCGAAGTATCTTAACCCTGGTACTGGCTTTGATGTAATTCGCCCACAGAATACAGCATATTTTGGAGGAATGTATCTCCCTGGTACGGATGATGACTGCTTCTTTAACTACGATTTCCCTGATGACTACAAAAAATAAATGGCGATTGAAAAACGAAGCCAAATTAAAAAAGTATGACGCTCAACCAAATCATAGACAAAATAAAAACACAGGCGGAAAGTCACAAGATGGTGGGAAAGTTCGCCGTCGGGGCTGAGTTTGACTTCGCAGTTGATGAAGTTAAATACTACCCTTTAGTGTGGTTAGTTCCAAACGGCTTCACATTTAACACCGAGCAGAAGGCAGTTAATTATGACTTCTCTATGCTTGTGATGGACAGACAATTCGAAAGCAGCTCCAACACGATTGAGGTTCTTTCTGACACTGCTGGGATTATCATAGACATTGTAACACTACTTAAAAGAAACGTAACCGATGCAGACTTTGAGATCGTGGTTAGCGGAACGGCTGAACCCTTTTTTGACTCACGCACTGATGTTTGTGGGGGGCATGGCATTAGTTTTAGTATTAACACGCCCTATCTCGAATCCTACTGCGACATACCAACGTGATACAAGCCGAGTCATTATAATTAGAGAAATCTATGCAGTTGATAAAAAGATTGATTCCCTTCGCAATATCTACTCTGATAGCATTGGCAGCTCTACAACCACAGAGAGCCTTTTGTCAATACTCAGACAGTACGATCAAGGAAATAAATCAACGACTGATTAAATGTATAGAGTGCGAGGAGAAGTTGACGCTTTACAAAGAGTTAGCAAAAAGCGACAGCACTCAGATAATGAACCAGGCTTCAATAATAACTAACCAAGAACAAACCATTGCCAAAGAAAAAAGCAAAAACAAAATACTTCGCAACGTTAATGCTGTTCAGTTTGCTTTGCTCGTGTTGGCTTTAATACTATGAAAACAAATGTACACATCCTCAGAAACACATTCGCACCTAAGAAAGTATTACTCATCAGTGATGCCCATTGGGACAATCCAAAGTGTGACCGTGACCTACTCAGAAGCCACCTCGAAAAAGCAAAAGAAATCGGGGCAGACGTATTGCTTAATGGTGATACCTTCTGTTTAATGCAGGGGGCTTACGATCCTCGTAAGAACAAGAACGACATCCGACCTGAACACAACAAGGCAAACTATTTAGATGCCGTTGTGAATGATGCGGTTAAATGGTTTTCTCCTTATGCTCACCTTATTAAGGTAGTAGGTTATGGCAACCACGAAACGAACATTTTGAAGCGACAAGAAACAGATGTGATTGAACGTTTTGTGTATGGTCTTAACTCAACCAATGACACCAATGTTGAGGTTGGTGGATATGGCGGTTGGATAGTTTACAACTTCGCTCGTGAGAATAGCAGTGGGAAGGTAAACTTTAATATCAAGTATTTTCACGGATCAGGTGGAGGCGGACCAGTAACGAAAGGCACGATTCAATTTAACCGAATGCAGACATTTGTTGAAGGTGCTGATATGATTTGGATGGGTCACGTTCACGAGGATCATGAACTTACATATACGGTTGAAAAGTTAACACAAAGCAACAAAGTCAAGCTGAAAGATATTCTAATGATTAGAACTGCAACGTACAAGGAAGAGTACAACGAAGGCAAAGGAGGTTGGCACGTTGAACGTGGAGCAAGTCCAAAGCCTTTAGGTGGCAGATGGTTAGAGTTACATCCAGAGAGAATAAGAAAAAACGGACAAGAAGAATTAAAAGTCAACGCTTTTACATACAAGATAAGATGAAGATAGAAGTCAACTACATATTTAGAGAAGAAATGATTGATCCTATTTATGAGCAGATAGGATTAGAAACAGAAGCTCAAGATGTTGAGATTGTTGAACAGGGCGTTTTGGACTTGACAAAAGTGGTAGGAGCTTCACAATTTTACGAGATGACTCAAGTGTTTTGTGAAGGTTCTCATAGTTTTTATATAGATTTGCCTTACGAAGAATTTAGATATATATGGCTGACAGTGTAAACAATCCATCCCACTATGCAGGGGAGATTGAATGTATAGAATGTATTAAAGCACAAATGAGTTATGAAGAATTTAAAGGTTATTTACGGGGTAATTCTCTCAAGTATATGTGGCGTTATAATCGTAAAAACGGAATGGAAGACCTGCAAAAAGCAGAGTGGTATCTCAAACGTTTACAAAAAGAAATACAAGACCATGGGTAATATAAATAATGCAAATTTGGACTACATCCTTCGCTGGGAAGGAGGACTCAGTAAGCACGTTAAAGACAGTGCATCATCAAACTGTGTGCCTGATGGCTCAGGCGTTCACACCAATAAAGGCATTACTTGGGCGGCTTGGAAAGCACAGCACGGAGATTCAGAAGAATCAATCCGACGTTTCTATGACATGACTCACGAAGATTGGAAGTCTATTTATGAACTTTATTGGGAAGGCATAAAGGCAGACGATATCGAATCCGATCTTATCGCTGAGTTTTGGGCAGATTTCGCTTGGGGTTCTGGTGTATATGGTGCAGCCAAGCAGTTACAGAAATTTATCGTATCAGAGGGTTTCTCTATCGCAGTGGATGGGAAGGTAGGAAAGAATACTTTAAGTGCCTTAAATCGCCTTATAATCATGAAAGGAGAGGACTATATCTATCTAAAGAGTTACGACCATAGAGTTAACTTCTTGAGAGGTCTTGATTCATTCAAGCATTTTGGTCGTGGATGGATCAGCAGATTAAAAGATTTTCACAATTACGCATTAAGTAAATTGAATGGCTGATTCTCTTGAAAGCATAGGAAAAGAGTATTCAGATTTTAACCCGTCAGCAGATGATGGGATTTTGCGTATAGTTCAGAATTGGGGCAACGAGCTGATTGCTCAGATGCAGAACCGGTTAAGAGCAAACAAGACAAACGCTTCAAGTTCACTTTCTCAGTCTATTGAACCACAAATCAAAGGAACACAAAGCGGATATCGTTTGACTGTTCTGATGGAGGATTATTGGCAGTATGTAGAAGATGGCAGGAGAGCCGGTAAGATGCCACCGATTAAAAACATTTACGAGTGGATACAAAATAAACGACCTGTGCAACAAAAGATTGCTCAGTCACCTGATAGAATTGCAGCCACAAAATCACTCGCTTATGTTATCGCTCGTAAGATTGGACAGAAGGGAACAAAGGCTCAACCATTCGTGACACCATCGTTGAAACAAGTCACTACCCAAACACTCGCTCAGAGGATTGGAAGGTATATTGCCGACACTTTAGGCAGCCCATAAAGAAAAAAGTTTTTTCATTCTGCAAATTATTTTTATATTTGTGGCATGGAAATACAAGAAATTGTCAAACTTATTAAGCTTAAGAAACGCCACGGCATCATCAAGCGTGTGAGCGAAGAAACGGGGGTATCTATGCCCACCGTTAAAAAGTACATTGAAGGCAACGTCATTTCAGACAAAGCTCTGTTAGTTTTAAAGGCTGCCCTTGAGGACATCGAAAACGAGGAGGTCCAGCAATGATTACCATTTTAGTTGAGGACAAAGATGTTGTTGTCGAGCAGTATTTTGTCACGTTAATCTTTGATCGTGAAGAAATCGAGTCAATGATTATGGAGCATTATCGGGATGAGTATTCTGACCATGTGTACAGACACGTTGATGAAGAAGGTGCATCATTCACCACTGACTTTCTTTTGTACAATGACATTGAGCGTCACGATGTTATCAATGACTTGATGTATTACCACGACCTAAAACCAACCAAAATCAAATTAGTAGAAAATGAAAACAAGTAACGAAACAAACAACCTTGTGAAAGCTCTTTTTGAGTTCCAAGGTAAAGTAAACGCTGTAAAAAAGACAGCCAAGAATGACCATTTCCACTCCAGCTATGCGGATTTGTCCAGCATTCTTACAACCATCAACCCAGTGTGCCAAGAGTTAGGGCTTCTAATTACTCAGCACCCACATGATGACGTATTGGTTACCAAGATTTATCACGTTGAATCAGGCGAATGGATGCAATCTGAGCAGCTCTTGAGGATGCGAGATGCTAACAATCCTCAGCAGTATGGTTCTGCTTTGACCTATGCTCGTCGTTATGCCCTTGCATCTATCTTTAACTTAAACCAGGCAGACGATGACGGCAACTCTGCAAGTGGGCATCAAGTTAAAACAGTCAAGGAAACCATCACACCACAACATCCAATGTGGGATAAAGCCTTAAAGCACATCCAAAGCGGAGGCAAGATTCAAGACATCAAGGATAAGTTTGTCATCTCTAAAAAGCATGAGGAGGTATTGACAGCAACGAAATGACTAATGCAGAACGGATGGAAGTTACGATGACACAAAGCCAAGAGGAATGGCTCAAAGCAAGAGCCAACAGATTCACGGCTTCAGTAGTACACAAGTTAATGGGGAGCAGCCGGTCAGGTTCTCCCCTTTCTAAGACAGCAGAAACTTTTGTCTATGAACGAGCTGCTGAGATTCTCACTGGGCAAAGTAAACCGATGTACGGAGATGCTCTTGAATGGGGTATAGCACATGAGCAATATGCATTTTTTAATTTCAATCAGCAGAACTTTCAGGAGTGGACCTACTACGGAGGAGAAACCTACGTCTTTATTCCTTACGGTGAGTACAGTGGTTATTCACCTGACGGCTTGAGTTCAGATGCAATCCTTGAAATAAAATGCCCATACAATAGCGGTATCCATTTAAAGAACTTCAACATCTATGATGCGGATTCTCTTAAGCAGATACACCCTGAATATTACTGGCAGATGCAGTTGGGAATGTTAGCAACTGACCTGGACTATGGATACTTTGTTTCTTGTGATCCACGAATGCCAGAAGCAAAGCAGTTGCACATTGCAGAGATTGAACGTCATGAGGTTGAGTTTGAACTTAATGAAAAATTAGAGAATGCATGGGAATTATTGCAAAATATTTTGGCGAATTAAAAATAAAGTTTATATTTGAACTATGGAAGTACCAGTAATTTTAGTTTTACCAATCGCATTAATCATGGCTATCTGCTATTTAGCTTATGCCAAAATCTGCGACGATGTCAGAGAATTTAAGAAGCTTGAGGATGAGCTTGAACGCCAAGCGAACGAATCTGAAAAGCCGTATGTTGAACCTTTATACAGAAGGAGATTTAAGAAATGAGTAACATGATACAACAAAGGGTTGCGGCTGTTTTACTCAAGCACCCAGAAACCAAAGATGATGACCGAATGTTAACAGCCTACTATTGGACAATGCAGATGTCAGATGAAGGTATCAGATTAGAAACCTTTGACGATTTCAAGCGTGAGTACACATTCGGAAAGTTAACCGATGCACAGACCATCACAAGAATCAGACGTAAGCTTCAAATGGAGCGACCACAATTCAGAGGGCGTAAGTACCTGGAGAAGTTGAACAAACAACAGAAAGTCAAGAAAGATTTAGGTTATGAAATGGACAATTCAACAGGAGAAGCTTTTAAGTAAGCTCTACCCAGATACCAAGACAAAAGAACTGTGCAAGATCTTTAATTGTAAAACTCACAACATTTACAACAAAGCTAACAAAATGGGATTGAGGAAAAGCAACAGTTACTTATACGCTGAGGTGTACACGATCACTCCAAATGTAGAAAGCCAATTCAAGAAGAATCACACACCTTGGAACAAAGGCAAGAAAGGTTTGCAAATAGGAGGCGTTGAAACACAATTTAAGAAAGGACGTAAGCCGCACAACTGGAAGCCTGAGGGTTCAATTCGTGTAGATAAAGATGGGTTCACCTTAATTAAAGTAAATGGCAAGTATGTTTTGTATCACCGGTATTTATGGATACAGGAAAACGGTAAAGTACCTGAGGGCTATGTAGTAGCTTTTAAGGATGGCGATAAGTCAAATATAACACTTGACAACTTAGAGCTTATTACAAAGCAGGAAAACATGTTAAGAAACACGGTTCACAGATTACCAGAAGAAATCAAAGAAGTAATTAATTTAAAGAAAACTATAACAAGAATAACCAATGGCAAAAGACAAAATTCAAGACCTTAGACATCACCTTTTT